TAGGATCGTCATTGTCGTCTTTTACTGTAAAACTAATAGCATAGTCAGCACCTTCGTCTATAATTATGTCATACTTTGGAGATGCCATCAGTGAATCCTTTTTTTAAATTATACCATATTTGGTTTTGGATATTTTTCTTTGATAGATGCTATCAATTCTGACCAATTAGACGTGCCGTTTACCTTGTCCCAATATTGCATATCAAGCTGTTCTTGAATGGATGGATACTCTAAAGCTCGGGTTCTTTGATACTTGGTGTTTTCCCATTCTGATATTTCATCTTCTGTTCTAAAGTCTTTAGCTATAAACTCATTATTTTCATATGCATTTGCATTAATATTGATAGCCTTTTGCCATGCCTCTTCTGTTACTTCTACGTTGGGACTTGGTATTGTTGTATGAATTTTATCATCGTACCAGCCGAGCAGTTTGTTTGTATTTTTTTCTATGTGTGCGTATTTCATGTTAATGTCCTTAATAACCTATTGCAAACCAAAAGGTCTTTGAGATTGATGGATTGTAAGCATCTTCGTTTGCTATTGAAACGCCGGTAGTTGTCGGAGCAGATGATATTGTGGCAACATAATTATCAATTCCATCAGTAATTCCAAGTCTAAAATCACTGACATTAACACTTAAACAAGCTGTTGTAAATGCTATTGGAAATGTTACAGTGATAAGATCATCAGTGTTGTTGTAATTGCCCCACTGAAATATAAGTCCATTACTTAATTTTTGATAACCGTTCGATGAAAAGCTGTGGGCAGTGTCGTATAAGGTATCAGGGTCTATAGGGTCTACAGCTGGTAGCACTACATCTTCATGTGTTCCATCACCTTTATAAAGAGATATTGTGTCTCCTGCTATTCTGAGTGCATCTGTGACACTAAGTGCTTGTTCTGATGTCTTCTCTACTTTATCTGCCAATTCTGTGTTTAGATTTGTAAAGTTTGAGTCCATTTCGGTGTGTGATAATGCTTCACCTTTACTCGCTCTTGTAACTATTGTTGCCATTTAATTTCCTTTATTTATTATATCAAATATGTGCCTGCGCTATCACGATAATGAGTATCACAATATTCCACGGCTCCGATTTTTATTGCACCACTTTGATCGGATTCAACAGAAAGAACCGAAAACAATCTATCCCTTTGAAACAGAGAGTGATCAAGGGATATGATATCACCAACTTCTAATTCGGCATTCTTGATAGTGGTGGTGAAAGATAATACTATTGGAGTTTGCTTGGATCTTTCTCCGCCCTGTAATTCTGTGTATCTTGTTGCGTTTAGTGTTATTTCAGCCAATTTTTCTGCGTGTGCTGTATTGGTACAGCCAATTATTTCTATTACCCGTTCGATTACTTGACCATCTATGTCTATTAAATCTTGGTCTTCAAATGATACTTGTGCAGAAAGCCAACTATCATCGGGGTTGATATACTTGACCGTAATCTTGTTAGCTATCTCATTAAAGCCTTTCATGGCTATGTTTAGCGAATTGTTTATTATGTCGTCATCTGTTAAAACAACCGAAGCCGTTTGACCCTTTTCATCGAGCTTCAATTTATAATAGCCTTGAGTATAAACTATTTTTCCCCTAAATGTAGATAGCAATGACTGCACAGTTCCTTGTATGTTTAATTGCTGAACAAAAGATGTATTTGTTGTGTATCCATAGCTGTTACATTTCACTTTTGAATTATAAAAAGAAGCAATGTCTATCTGTGATTGAGGTATGTATAAATAATTTAAAAGAACATCTAACACTACCTCTGCTGGATTGTTTGAGTATGTTGGAGTCGTACCGATAGTGCTTGAATCGGTAATGGTTAATACCTTCTTGCCTTCTATCTCATGGGTGATTGCATCTAGCTGTTGATGGTTTGTTGCGTCAAACTTTTGATGAACTGCTATGAATGCTACATTTGGTGGGATTAGTACATTTGTAAGCCCTAAAGCTGAGCCTGTAGATGTAGCCCCTGCACTTGATGTGGCAAAAGATATGCTGTTGGTGTATATGCCAGAAGACCCCGATGTACCATATACTTTGACATGAGTATAGTCTGTTGTGAAAATTCCAGTTGATACTTCATTCATTTCTATTTCGTCAGCGTACATTGTCGATACTTCGTTTATTTCACCATCTGCCAAAATCTGTATAGACCAATAATCTTTATTAGTGGCTCCAGAAATTGCTTCGTTTGTTTCCTGGAAAACAATATTTGAACCCGTTTTGTTAAACCCATAAACTACGGGTACAGGACTATAATTATTTTTAGATGTTTGCAATTTTATACCTGCATACTGATCCAAACTAGGTATGTCAGGTGAAAGTGCTTTTATTGCGTTTCCAATTAAAGAAATGGCAGCGATATTCAATACAGCAATACCCACAAAGAAACCTACGGCATAACTTATCCCAACTGCAGCTGCAGCCGTTCCAAATGCTCCAGCTATACTTAATGCTACGGGTGCTAAAAATCCCATCAGTTAATCCTTAGTATTTTCTTGTTTTTATCAATATCCATAATAGTTGGCTTCTTTTTAAAAATGCCATAACACTTAAATTTATTAATTGCTACTGCTACTCCGTTATCATCTATAATTATATCATTTTCTTTTGCCGTATCCACATAAGAGCAGAAACTTTCAAAGAATTTATAATGCATTTTATTTTGTAAAAACCATTTGTATTTACTTACAAAAATTCGCATATCTTGCTTTGTATATTCTTCCCAACTACTTGGAAGATAAACACCCTTTGATAATAAATATCCATAAACAAAAGTAAAGCAATTCATTCTGACTCTCTTCCCCAATACACAGAGTTTACCATAGCATCAACAACTGAAGTAAACTCGGTTTGATTGTATGTTCTTGGTGGGAACTTGGTTGTCCAATTGGCAAATAGTGAGGTAATAGTGCCATTTAGTGCTTGTTCAGAAGCATTGAAGGTGTCAATAATTCCCTCAAATAAAGTATATTTGTCATAAGTATATTCACTTAATAATAGTTCTGGGTATGTGCCTAAGTTGTCACCATATCCATATTCGTATGTTTCTGTGTTTATAATATCTGCTTTTGGTGTATAGACAATTCTTTCTATTTTGGCTCTATTGTTTCTCCATTCAGAGTTCAATGCCTCATAACTTAATGCACCACTAACATTATCTATTGTGACCGTAATACTATCTGCTTCCATTGAGATATCTTCTTTTAGTGCATCAAATGTTATAGCCAATGGTGTATAGTCGTTTGTTCCATCATCTACAAATATGTCGTGATCTGTGAATCTAAGAGTTTCTACAAAGTCGCCATTAAAGTCATACATATCAAACTCAAATAAATGAAGCATCGCAACTTGAGATTCTTGACGTGCATTGGTGCTTATTGATTTAGACATTCTTAACCTCCAATATTTCTGCTTGACATTGATATAAATTATTAACACTTTTCTGATATTTAAAACTATCATTTAAAAATCTTGCATTGGTAACATTATCAAGTTCTGCATCATAGAAAACATAATCATCTTGATCTATAATATAATCAGCCTCTACATAGTTAGCACTAAAGCCTAAATACAAAGCAAAAGAAGGCACTCCAAATGTTCCCATTATCCCTGATTTCTTTCTGTAAAAAGTTAAAAGTTTTATAAAATTAGACTCTGTTAATAACCAACTGTAAGTCCAAGCCCTTTTCAGTCCACCTTTATTCTTTGCGTGTCTGATAGATTGTCCGATATTGCTAAATAAAGCGTTATTGTAGTATTTAAAATCCACATTGTAAGCTGAAGCATATTCAAGAACATTTATGAAGTCTTGATTGACTGTTGTGTTTGGAGTATAGCTACTTGATTGTGAATATAAGTCTTGATATTCTGGATAATTGAAGAATACAGATGTAACAAGAGTAATATGACCGTTATATACTCTTGATGAAGCATTTACAGAGAATGAAAATTCTTTAAAAGCCCAGACTGAAGCATTTGTACCCATAAGGTCAGGTCTTTTGTCCATTTCGCTATTGAAATCAACTATGAAAGTGTTTGAGTGATTGTTCTCATATAATGATCTTATAGTTTCATAGTCATCTCGCTTCAAACCTCGATATGATATTTGAACCTGAACTGCAGGTATTGAAGCACCTACTATTCTTTGCTCTTTTCCTGAATCAAACTGAATAGCTTGACCTTGCTTTACCCACTCTTCAATATCGTAGTTATAATTATCTACAAGTAATGCTTCAGTTAAGTTATCCATTATACAACCTGTTTAATCGTTTGTCTGACTGAACCGTTTGTGGTTAGACTTTTGTTTATAATGCTTTCAATCGTTTGTCTATTATTTACCAAGTAACTATTAAAAGAACTTGCATCAATAGCTTGAACATTAAAGTTTATTTCTGCAGTAGTGACGCTTCCACTGCTTCCAATCTTTGCACCGGCATTCATTGCATTTATTGCGTCTTTATTCATACTTGCCCCAGCCCTATTCACAACTGCCTCGCCAACCTGTAGTTTAGCAATACGCTCATCAGTTCTAATTGAGCCATTATGATGTGAAGGCATACCGATAAAGCCCCCACTGTGTTTTACCTCTGCTGTACCAGTATGGAAGCCCAAAAAGGAACCAGCACTTGCTATGGCTTTTACTACTTGTATCCTTATAAGTTCTGCAATAATAGCTCTTGCAAAATCAGCAAAGTCGGCTTTTCCCGTCATTATGAACTCTGTAATCTCATTGGCTAAGCCGTCCAGTACCTGCTGTTGCATACCTGCATAAGCATCTAATGCTTCCATCTCTTGGTCATTTATCTTTTGCAGTTCAGATGCTCTCCATGCATCAAGTTCTGATTTTTTAACACCTGCCTTTTCATACTCTTCGTAATCTTTTTGAATTAAATATCTTTCATATTCACTTTGACTAAGGATCGATCTCTTATATTCTTCTGAAAATCTTTCTTGTATTGTTTTCTTTTCTGCAGCTATTTTTTCTAATTCTTTTATTTCTTCAGATGTTTGTTTTGGTCCGTCTGTGGTGACAGTTACTGTTCCAGCATCAAGAGCTGTCTCATTCAGTTCTTTTAGTGCCTTGATCTGTTCTTTTGTTTGATCTATGTCTTTTTGTATGGAAACAGCTTTTGAAGCGTGATAGCCTGAAATCCAACTATCGTTTTGTTCTTCAAGATGATGTGCTAAATCTTTCTCAAGCTCTACTAATTCAGCAGTTAGTTCTTTTTCTTTTTTAAGCCTTCCTTCTGTATTTAGGTCTTCTATTTCTTGATATCTCCAAAGTATGTTTTGTAGCCAATTATTCATGCCTTCAAACAAAGTGTTGACTGATTTTATAACCCCACCTTTTTCAGCCATTAGTACAAAAAAGTCCCCTGCCTTTTCCCAAACATCACCAAATGAATTACCTGCTTGTTCTAAACCACCTTGTCCAGTTTCAGCCCATGCTCTTGCTTGACCTCTGACTGCCTCAGATACTACATCTATACCTTTCCCTGCTTTTAACTCTTCTGTAGTTAAATCTCTTAGTTGTGGTATCTTTTCGCCAAGTTCTCCACTCATGCCAGACAATGTTTTAGATAAGTTCATAACAGAACTCTCAAGACTCATTCCCGTAGCAGTAGATAGATCAAGTGAAGCTTCTGTAACCTTCTTCATTTGCTCATCGGTA